CCTGCTGACACATCAGTAGGTATAGGTAGGTCACTAGTTGATAGTGATACTATGCCTATTGACGAAAATCATCCTATTATTGATGATAAGCGTGAAAACGCAGATACGGCTTCTGTCGTACCAACTAAATCCCATAGCCCCAAAAAGCAAATGCCCGAAGAACAGAACCTAGAGGTTGTGCGTTCAGAAGCTAAGAAAAAAGCTCAAANNGAAGAACGTACAAGAATCAGGGAAATTACTGCACTATGTAGCAGACACTCATTAACAGAAATGGGTGATCAAATGATTGAAAACGGAACTGCACTAAACGAAGCAAGAGCTAATGTTCTTGAAAAGTTAGGTGCTAAGAAGATTGAAACAGTAACTCCTGTTGAACTTAATCATCAAGAGAACAGAGAATATAAGATCTCTGCTGGTATTCAAGCCTTATGCGATGGCAACTGGGATAGACCAGGTGCTGGTTTTGCAAGAGAAGTCTCTCAAGACATTGCTAAAAGCAGTGTTACAGGTGGAAGCAGCAGATCATTGTTCATTCCTTACTCTGCACTAAGTAGAGCCACATATGTTACTTCTGGTGCTACAACTGGTGGAAACATCGTTGCTACAGATTTAAGGGCTGATGATTTCATTGAAGCATTAAGAAACAACACAGTGATGGTTGGTCTTGGTGTTCAAGTTTTATCAGGACTTGCTGGTGATGTTGCAATCCCAAGAAGATCAGGTGTAGCTTCTACAGGATACTTATCAAGTGAAACTGCTGCTCTCAGCCAAGCAGAAAGTACATTTGACCAGATTTCAATGACTCCTAAAACTTTAGGAACTATGTCAAAATTCTCTAGGAATATGCTTATACAGGCAACTCCTGGAATTGAAACTCTTGTGAGAAATGACCTTTCTACAGGAATTAATGTTGGTCTTGATCTTGGTATTTTAAATGGTACTGGTTCATCAGGTCAGCCTACAGGTATCATGCAAACTTCTGGCATCGGTTCAGTTGCAATCGGTACTAACGGAGGTGCAGTAACAGTTGACTCATTAGTTGACCTAGAGACTGCAATTATGGAAGATAATGCAGGTGTTAACGCAGATTCTATTTCTTATGTAACCAACGCTAAAGTAATGGGTGCTATTAAGAAACTTAAGACTTCTGGTGGTGAGTATCTTGTTAATAACAACCTACAAGCTTTAGGTAGAGGTGCAACTCCAATTGCAGTTAACGGCTATCCACTAGCTATGACAAACCAAGTTCCTAGCAACCTAACTAAGGGTTCTACATCAGGTTCTTGCTCTGCTGTTGTAATGGGTGACTTCTCACAAGCAATCTTAGGATTATTTGGTGGTGGAGTAGAAATTACAGTTGGTGAGGACAGTGATGACTTCAGTAAAAATTTAACTTCTGTTAAGGCAGTAGTTGCATTTGATGTTGCTGTAAGACACGCACAGTCATTTGCTGCAATCTTAGACATAACCACATAATTGGTTTAACATAGGGGGTATTACACCCCCTTTTTTTTATGAAAGTAAAGTGTTTAGAAAACGTATGTGCTAGTGGTTCGGCTTTAGAAGCTGGAGAGACATATGACATTAGTGATTCTGATTATGCCTTGTTAAAAAGTATGGGCAAAGTTACTGATGCTCCTGTAGAAACAAAACCAAAGAAAACAGCAAAACGTAAAGTNAATGGCTCTAACTGAAGATGCAACTACTCTTAATATCTACCTAAATGACTTTGGCGTTACTTGTCAGATAGGTGGGGGTACAGCATTTTTAGGGATATTTAATAAACCAGCAGAAATTATTGGTGGTGGTCTTGCTACTTCTATTGAATATTTATTAAGATCAAGAACAACAGATGTTTCTTCTGCAAGTAGAGGAACAACAATTACAGTAGATTCTGCAAACTATACAGTAAGAGAAAACATACCAGAAGATGATGGTGCTTTTACTACATTATTATTGAGTAAAGTATAATGGCAGACACTAGACGAGAACTGATATTAGCAAGGATGAAAACTAACCTTGATGCAATAACAAATGCTACTGTCTATAGATCAAGAGTAGAACCATTAGCTCGTGGTGAAGCACCAGCAATAATAATAGAACCGATAGATGATAATCCTACAGATACTAATTTCTTTGACAAATTAGATTGGAATATGCGAGTAAGAGTATCAACAATTGTTAGGGCTGCGATACCAGATGACGATTCTGACACTTATACGCAACAAGTTCATCTAAGATTAATGGCAGACCAGACAATAAATTCGTATGCTCTGGATTTAACGCCAGATCGTACTGATTTTAGTTTGGTTGAAGCTGATGTACCTCTTGGTATAATTAGTCAAGATTTTATTGTGCATTATCGTACAAGTAGATCTGATTTAACTGCTGCATGAATTCATGGCTAAACTAAATACAGAAGTGCCTAATCCTGGCGAAGGTGGAACTTATACGTTCGATCCAGAAACAGGAAAGACTACACTAGTACCAGAAACCGATTCCTCCTCTGACAATGGCTCTAACAAGAACGACAAAACTACTAGCAAAGATTGAATCATCTTATGGGAGTAACCCAACTCCTGTAGCTGGTTCTAATGCTATTCAAGTTACTGATATCGAAGTAACACCAATTGAATCTGATAATGTACAAGCTCCTACCTTCCAAGGATTCTTAGGAAACAGTACACAAGGAACACTACTTGCTAATAAAAGAGTAGCTGTATCTTTTGGTGCGGAATTGTCAGGATCTGGAGTAGCAGGTACTGCAAGTGCTCTATCCCCTCTTCTTAAAAGTTGTGGACTTTCTGAAACAATTGTAGGTTCTACCTCAGTTACTTATGCTCCTATCAGTGCATCGTTCTCTAGTTGTACTATTCTTTGTTTTTATGGTGCTACAAGACATCTTATAACAGGTTGTAGAGGAACTGCTACTATCACAATGACAGCAGGTCAAGCTGCCCTAATAAATTTTGAATTTACTGGAATATATAATGCAGTAGACAGTACAGCAATGTCAGGTACATTTACAGTTGCTAACCAATCAGCAGCATTAGAAGTAAATGACACAAACGTAACTACTGCAACATTTCATGGTGCTACATCACAAAGAATTGAATCATTCGATTTAGCTCTTAATAATGAAGTGCTTTACAAAGACAGCATCAAGTCAAGAAGTCTTAATTACTAATCGTGCTACTGCTGTTATAGAAGAGCCAGTAAGAGCAACAACTGACTACTTTGCAAAGGCTGTCGCTACTGCTACTGGTAATAGTTCTATTGTTCTTGGAGCTAGTGCAGGTAACATTATTACTGTTAATGTTCCACAGACTGACCTCACAGGAGTAACTCGTGGAGATACTGGTGGTGTTAACAGTTTAAACCTGCCGTACTTGGCATTACCTACAACAGCAGGTAATAATGAGCTAAGTATAGTAATGACTTAATTTATGGCTCTTGTTTTTAAAAAAATCGCTGAATATGATTGGCAAGTAACTGTTCAAACACCAGATAAAGGAAAATTTAAGCAAGAAACATTTACGGCTAGATTTAAAAATGTTGGTCGTAAAGCTTTTGCAGAACTTGTCGAGGAGGAAAACGATGAGAACTTTGTAAAAAGTGTTTTAGTAGGTTGGTCTGGTATTAAGGACGATGATGGTAATGATGTTGAATATAATGATGAGAATTTTGTTGCCCTAACAGACAATCATTTTATTGTNAAAGGNATTATTGAAGCATTTGGCGAAAGTATGCGTGGNGCTTCTGAAAAAAACTAAAAGAGGCTGCGAGNTATTGGGTAAANGGTGAAATTATTGATGANAGTATAGAAGCATTAAAAGCATTTGGTGCAACAGAAGAACAAATCGCAGCCGAAAAGAAAAACAAAAAAACATTTGATTGTATTGTCTGGGAAGAAAANAGAGAAACTGTTAATATGTTTTGGAAGCTTTCTACTCAGTGGTATGTCAGTATGGCTGGATTAACTGGCATAAACTATAAATCTTTGGAATACTTGTGTAAAATATATA